AAACTTACGAGAGATAATGAGTTTGATATTGATGTATGTATTTGGTGCTTTAAGAAAGTGTTTGATAAAAACCTTGGAGTAGTTGAGTGATTACCACATTACGTTTTAATTCAGAAAATGAAGACGATATGCACAGGCTAAAGCTCATAGGCAAGGCTGATGCTATGCACTCGGTGTTGCATGATGTGGCTCAGGAGTTACGGAAGAAAACTAAGTATGGTTTTCACAGCGAAGACTATACAATGGCTTGCCATGATATGAGCGAGATGTTCTGGAACTATTGCAAGGAACATGAAGTCGATCCGTTTGAGTAATTAATTCACTTGCCTAACTGGGCAAATAGTTCACCATATAGGTATGCCCACGATGGAGCAGTACAAACTCCTCATTGTGTACGAGTACCTGAAGAGAAACAGGTGGAACCGTACCCATGTTGCCAAGGAATTAGATGTATCGCTGCGCTCCATTAGGAACTACGTATATAGGCTTAAAAAGCTTGGTTACGACATCCCAATAAACGACACAAAGCCAACATATATAAGAAGAAAAAAGTGTACTGTCTGTGGTTACTATAAAATAGAGAAAAATGGCGTAATGTCGTGCCTTGCTTGTAAGTATTTTGCAGACGAAAAGGCTGGTGAAAAAGATGAAACAAGCTGACTTCATATCTGCTTACGTGCCGTATATAGACAAATACGGTCTAGTTCAACCTCAGCCACAGACCACGAGTGAGAACGGAATCCGATTTACCTGCGAGGCCCTTCTGGCGGCTAGAAAACTATTTGGTCATGAGCAGTCGCTTGAACTTGCTGTATGGATAAATGAGCGACTTAAAGCTATTGAAAACTGTCAGCGTATACCAGGAGTATTCCAAAGATTTCCAGGGTGTAACACTCAGGAGGGTGTCGATGACTACTATGCTGCGTCTTGTATTGGTAAACTTTTTAATCGTAAGTTTATTACTAACTCTTACAAACATGGACTTAATAATTTTGGTGTTTTCAAGTCTACGCCTTCATCTTCTGTATTCACATTAAGTGGGAATCCGTTTCTGTGGTTACAGCCAGGTTTGTACATACACATGAAAAATTGTGCAGGATTTAAACTTAACTGCATGAACCTGGAATATCTTAAACTAGCAATATTAAGTTCAGCAAAGAGTCCTCACCAGGATCATAAAATGCTCACTTGGTTTATCATTGAGGCATCGACAGAATATCGAGAACTCGATGATGCTATAGCAGTGTGGAGAAAAAAACTAAAAGAACAATACGGATCCATCGGTGGTGTGCTCGGCGAATACTTCGATCCTGAACATTACAACCATCCAAACTCAAGATTTCTTATGTCTGAAGGAATCTCTTAGTATTCTATATAGAGCACGCTCCAACAAATAAACCTGCTTATGAGGAAGCTCAAAGTTGTTCACAAACTCTACCATGTGGATCGCTTCATGTATGAACGTCTTCAGTATACTACTTGGTCTCATTCCACTTCTTATTCTTATCTCCATAGCTCCACTGTCGCAACTACCGTAATCAGCCATGTTTTTTACAAACGTAACCTTATATGTCTCACCCCATAGTGAAATACTCTTAGGGTAGTCTTCTTCTCTTGGTAGTTTCATTCCATTGGTATCCAGATTACGTGACGACCTTCTCCTAAAACAACAGCAGCACCTATCTGTGGTTGTAGTTTTGCGTCCCTGCCGTATTCAAATGCATATTGTTCAAAGTCTATAAGGCTACCAGATACACATGCCCATATATCTAGCCCAAGTGTTTTAATGTAACTTATGGCAGCTTTAGAGTGATGATGTCCCAGGATTGTACTAACACCGTTATGCATTGCCGCAGCTATATGTGGGTGCTGTCCTCCGTATCTGTCGCCATGTTCTACGATAAACCTGTGCTTGGCATCCACCATCCATGACTTTTTCCATATCCAGCCATCAGGAGCTTCTATGAAGTCTTCGTATTTTCTTAGCATCTCGCTAGGTATCTCTGCATGAAAGGCTTTCCTCATCCACCTTGAACCGTGGTTGGATGTAGCCAGTTTCATTTTTGGAAATGCATCATACCATTCTTTTAGTTTGTGCTTAGTTATTAGTGTCTCTTGTTTCGGTGTATGTGGATAATCGGCCCCCTTGGGCCAAGATCCACCGTGGAAGTTATCCACCTCGTCCCCGACATTGTAAACATTGTCGTCAGAAACCTTGAAATGACGCTTTAGATATGAACAGAATTGCAGCGCATTATTGTGCTCGTATGGGATCTGCAAATCAGAAATAACTAAATAGTTGCCCAATACTAATATTGTAAGTTTGCTACACCATGAGACAATAGAAATATGAAGAAAACTCCTCACAGGAGATCAAAAAAAACAGACAAGAAGATACTTAGGAAGTGTCTTGGAAATAATTGCGAAATCCTATTTATGGCAAGGGGAAGGTTCCAGCGTCTGTGTGAAAACTGTAGAAGAAAAGAGTGCTATAAGTTCTTATGAATAATAAACGAGGAGTGTGTAATTATGAGTTTGACTTCTCGGAAAAAGAATGGGCCGATATTAAGGCTATAGCTATTGAAATATTAGACTCAAGGCAGTTCGGAACAGATCAGCTGAAGTGCGCCATCGCAGCTTTTCTTGTTTATACCAACTATGAAAACGAGCCTGAGCAACCAAAGAACATCGACCTTGGTGCTTACGATCCAAACAGAGTCCTACACTAGACCTATGGTAGCGTATCTTGGATACAGAACTGCAACAATGTCAGGTCTTCTGTTTATAAGCCTAATTCTAACGAAGGCATTTTTAGCAGATGCAGCCTCGGCACTTGTAGTGCTTGATCCACCGCCGCCAGCCTCGATCATCCTGTATTGATCTATCATCATTGCAACATGGGTAATCTTTGTTACAGATTTACCGTAGAAAACGAGCGATCCGCACTTTTGTACATTTGGGGTGGATTTATCTTGGAAGTGGTCGAATAGACCTTGTGCGTTTTGATCGCCAGGAGGGTCCATCCCAACGGAAGCTAAGAGTTCCTGTACAAAACCAGAACAATCAAAGCCATTAATAGGGTCATCTCCACCCCATATATATGGTTTTCCAACAAACTGTAGTGCATAATCCCTCATTATCTGCATAACTTATTGCCCAGGTTTCTCTCTTACTTGGAAAACAAAACCCATAGAAACAAACATAGCGCGAGTTGTAGAGTCATTAAGATCATATTCTTTTCGCTTAAGCTCCTTCTTAGAACAAATGCCTAAGAACTTTTTAATGCACTCTGTGTACGTGAAGTAAACCGTTGGCTTACTTGGATCCAGCCTTAATTGCTGCGCTTCCAATCTGAGAACTGGCAGTGTTGAGCAATAGCTCAAGTTCCATCCGAAGATGAGCAAGCCTGTTATCATCAAGAATCTCCGCAGGTTTGTTGAGTTCAGCATTGTAATCCTTTGTAGCTAAAAGGAGGCGATCGTAGTACTTAGTTCCATTCAAATGGTCTAAGTACTTAAAGATCGCCCCCCCTAAACTTAAGGCTTGGGTAAGCCAATCCATAAAAGAACTTAGTCTTTCTTTTTAATTACAGCAAAAGCCTTAACAGCTTGAATAAGCTGACCAAGAAAAGGGATTGCTTCAAGCTTTCCGAAAAAGTTATCATCTTCTGGATTCGGTGTAAGTGTCACGTAAATCTGTCCAAGGACCACAAGTGATCCAAGTCCCATGAGAACTGGCTGTACAATCGGGCTTACTGTCGTTAGATATGCTAATAATGCTTCCATGCTATTTCTCCTTTTATCTTAGAAATTTTACTTCCTAATCCTTTTTATTTCACCTTTTATTTCTGAAACGTCTTGTCTAATTTGATTAATTGAGTCCAGCATTATCTCTTGCTTCCTATCTCTGTTTTCTAATACAACTTGGATCTCTGTAATCTTCTCTGCGTTAGCTTCATTACTAAAGTGAAGCGTTGTAAGCCAAACCACCCCGCCGATAACTGCTCCCACGAAAGTAACAACGAGACTTATTGGGACCATTGTACTTTCTGATATCGACTTCATAGCCCCTCCTTGGGTTATGTTGGTTTATTTAGGTCCCATACAAATAATTGTTCCGAAGTTATCTCTGAATGTTGTATCTGTCCCTTGACACTGAAGCTCGAATGAAGTTGATGTAGCAGTGTTTTGTCTAAACTTACATTCTGCATTGACAGGACCATTTGAGTCAACCGATACGACACAAGTAGGAACAGAAGAAAATATACCTGAGGCAATGTTTAGATTGTATATCCCAGTTGAAGACCTTGTAATACTTGTTAACCAAGAGCCGCTCTGACTTGTTATAGTACAAGGAGAACTGGAGCACGCTACTGAAGTGCTTGCACCACTAAAAGAAGCGCGCTGGATAGATTCTCCACCGCTTGTGTTTGTTGTAACCGTGTTCATAATTTGAGGAGTAACTACTTGTGGAGAAATGAGCGCAATCATAAACTCAATGGCAGAGGCAGTTCCGTTAGGACTAATCGCTCCAGTGGTTGATCCGTTTGTCTTAATCCTAAACGAAACAGTTTGCGTTCCAACAGAAGAGAACGAGGTAATACCGCAAATTGAAACGCTATTACCAGTGCTAGAACTATTATCCGCCATATTACCTTCTGCGAATTGCGATGTTCCATCATACAATTCATAGAATGTTGCCGAGTTTGCAGTGGCGTTTGTGATGTGTGAGTTAGCACAAACTAAGTAAGTACCAGCAACTTTATTTGTAAATTGAATCGTAGGTGTCTTAGAACCTGCGGAAGCAACAGTTCCAAAGTTTACGTTCTTTCGTTCGGTTGGACCAGTACAAGAAGCATCTGTTGGAGCCGAATATGAACTTGTACTATTCTGAAAGTTACAATCAGACTGATAATAACCAGACCAGAAAGACGGTGTTTGAGATGGATTATATGCCACTTCTGAAGATGAAGGAAATCGCTTAATACTAAAGTTCATCTTAGCAACGCCAGATTGTTGGCTGTGTTGCACGTTTAATGTCCCAGATGCTGACCGTCCATACAGTTCAAATGATCTATTTCCTGATGTAGTATATGTAAAATATCCTTTAACAAAGTGGCCAACTTCGCTTCCTGCGTTTGTATTATAGCTTGTTGTTCCACTTGTCGTTGAACCATCACTAATAGCTAGTGATGCATTTATATTTTCAGTTGCTCCTTGGCTTGTTTCTATTGTGACCTCATAGATACCGGGCGGTAAATCATTAACAGTGAATTTTGGAAGGTCTGTATCGGTTGTTTGAATCGTACCGGGACCAGGATTAAACTCTACTGTTGGCCCACCACAGTCTGTATCTGCCGTGAAGGCTCCGAAAGAAGTGCTAGTTCTACTCCATGTACAGTTAGCAACGGTCGGTATGTAAGCAGATCCAACGAACTGAGCTTGACTTACATTTGAAATGTTGGAAGCAAGTCCAAGGTAACATCGATCGATATAAATAAGAGGCTCGTTTGATGCTACGCTTTTAATGCGATACATGATTTGACCGCTAGATGGGAATATAAAATTCGTCTCTACTTTTACATATGATGTTGAACTAACCATCGTTTGAGAAGCTAGAACACTTGACCCATCGTAAACTTCAAGAAGATATGTTCCTGTTCCGCTCGGGGTTTGAATATCGCAAGAAGCAGAACCGTTTCTCCCATAGTATCCGGCAGGGATGGTTTCAGAGGTTGCTGTAAGAATCTGCCCCGCAGAAGAAGCATCAAACGATCCCGCTTGTGATCCTTCGCCTACGTTTGCCGCTGTCGTTGTGGTACTGAAAGTTCCACCTGTTGAACTATATTGGGCTTTACCGTTCTCGAAGCCCCCGTTCTTAAAGAGGTTTACGTTCGACATTTGTTGCTTGTCTGTGTTTCCGATCGCTGCTAGTGCGCAGTTAGCCATAAAAAACGATAAAACAGTTAATAACTTCATACTATCTCCCTATCTAAAAGTAAGTTCGCAGCCCCCAGGTAGAACTCTTATTGTACCTGTGTCTGTATCTGTTCCAGTGTCTCTTGTTAGTCTAACTAAAATAAGATCGTTAGGACTTACAGCTACGGAGTTTATTGTTCCTGTAGTTGATGTAAGGTCACAAGTTGCTGTCCTTAATTGGTTTGCAACAGTATTTGTTAGTGCAGAATTGGTTGATGTTCTCTGGTTTGTCGTAGATGTTAATGCATCTGTTCCAGTTCTAATTAAAGTTGCTAGAGTCTGGACAAGCATGGTCCCAGATGTGCTTGGTGAATAATGACTGACTTTCATAGAAATCGGGAATCCAGCCACGTAAGTTGATGGGACTTTTACCACTGTGTATAAATACTGAGATAGAGCATCTTCAAACAAGTATGTTTCTTGTGAGTTTTCAACCAAAAAAACCGGAGCATCGGGTCCGGTATCATTCCATTTAATAGATCCACCGCCACCACCACCAGATGAAGCCGCACCAAACTTTACCATGCTCCAAACATCAGGAGATGTTGAATCTTCAGCGAATAAAAATACACCCTCGTATTGTAGGGTTAGGGATATAGATGTCGATCCATCAATGGTATCTGTTCCGGCTCTTGTAATTGTGACAGCGTTTGCGGTTGAGTCTGTCTTCTTTATGATAAGCGGAAACGGCGTTGTCAGTGTAAGCGCAGAAATCTGAGGAAGTGTAATTGCAATAGCACCAGACGTACAGTCGCAAGAAATGACTTTGCCTTTTTCTGAGCTTGTTAGTGTTACCGGTGAATCTCCAAACACCTTAAATAAGACATCATTACCAAGTGCCACAGACGCTGTTGTGGCGGCTTGTTCAGCATAGTACTTGCTGCTATATTCTGTGTCATCTACAGTGCCGCCAGTGTATGTCGCCCACGATTTACTAGAACCGCCCCCTGCCTGTCCAAGTGTCTGCGTTCCCTGAGCATGTTCTTTTGCGGAGTACGAAGATCCGGTTACAGCAGCTGATGTTTTTTGCGCCCAATCTTTAGCAGATCCACCAGTTGCTGTAATTCCCTGAGCATATTCTTTTGCTGAAAACTCGGAAGTATCAACAGCTGCGCCAGTAGTTGTGGCCCATTCCTTTGCAGCACCCTTACCAGATGTTGAAGTTACTCCGGTTCCACCAATGGCGTATGCTTTGCTGGAGTAATCAGTAGCATCTACTATTCCGTCTACCTTTGATGCCCACTCCTCAGCAAGAGTGGCACTTGCAGCAGCGTCAGTTGCATTTGCTTCTGCATTTACAATTTCTGTTGTAGTTGGCCACGAAGCTGTGTCCGCCCACCCATCAGATGTCGCATTAATTACAGGTACTTTGTCTGCTGCATCAACTATGGTTGTTGGCAGATTCATATCAAAGTCAGCTGGGTCTATAGATGGAGGAAGTTTTAGTGATCTATCAATTTCATCCTGATGCTGTTGAGCAATCATTACAAGGTGATCAAATGCATCCTCATGGGCCTCTGGATAAAACCTTCCTTGGTTTCTAATGTCCGTCTCTTGCGTGAGAGGTCTTACTCGTCGAATGGAAATCTCTTCATCGGCAGCCGGGGCAACACCCATTGTTACTGTACCGCCAGAAGCAGAACCAACACCAGAAACTGTATACTCACCACTTCCAGGACTGCTCTCTACAAGGGTTTGAACTACTTCCGTACCGTCGTTCTGGGTTAAGATAACCTGTAGGTCAGTGTCTTCTATGACCTTGAAAGAATAAGTGAACCCTGTTTGCGCCCCAGTTCCTGGGTAATCATTTCTGTTGGTTGTGCTAGAAATAGTCATGTCTTTCTCCTAGTTTATTTCTTTTTTCCTTCTTGTCCAGTTTTGCCTGATACGAAATATCTCATTGTATTAAGGTCGAGGTCCTTATCAACATCTTCAGAGTTGAATACAAAGTTTATTGGTTTCGCTAGTGGCGCGACACCAACTCCAGTGAGAAGTGTTACTGTGTTTAATGTTGATTGAACCGCTTTTCTTCTGTACTTTGGAGTGTCTTTTTCCACAGCTTTGTCAACATCACCAAAGACATCGAGTCCCTTTTCTAAAGCATTAACCACTGGTGACATGCTTAATTTATCGTCGAACTTGCTTTCATTCATTCTCGATACAACACCAGATGTCACTATATTTGCCCCAGGGGGGAACATTCTTGCTACGGTCTTAAGCTGACCCCACTTAAAAGCCTCGTATATGTCGTCGAGGTAGCCATCATCGTCGTCACCGTCTATTTCACCGCTCATGCCCTTCATAACCAGTTCTGCCACAGCACCAGCTAGGGCTATGGTTAAGAAGTAAGTCGTCACTCCTTTCACTCCAGCTCTTACTATCCCTTGTTCCTTCCATGTTTTATGGAACTCGGCCTGGTTTAAGTTAGCCAGCATGTTGAAGTATCCCCAGAACATATTCATGATCTTCATGGCATCGCTTCCAGCCTCTACACTGGACACTGACTCTGGGGCATTTGTCCCTTGCGTAAGTATAACGTCTTGGTCTGCTTTATATATAGCCTCTTCTTCGGACATCTTTCCGATATTCTCGTTGAAAGAAGCAAGCCAGACAGCTTTGTTTACTGTACCCTGTGTCAATGACTGTAAGAACAAAGCATTTGTTTTTATAAACTCGTTTGTTCGAACCAAGATGTTTGAATCATACAGATCCATAGCTATCTCACCGTTTAGGTATACATTCTCGTTTTCTATAGATTGTTGCATGAACTTAGACTTTGAATATATAAGGTTTGTCATATCAGACGGAGATGCCGCAAGTTGAGCAATGGCTCCAATCATTCGTGTTGGTTTAACTTTTGTCGATGCAACAAAAAAACCAGTTAGCTGTTGTAATGCATTCGAAACAGACCCCATAAGATAGATCATTGAGGTGTTTCTTCTTAGCTTGCCCATTACATTATTGGCACCTCTCCAATATGAACTTGGCGCATCAGACGGCCCAGAACTCTGTGTAGCAACCCGACCAAGCCACGGAAGAATTACTTCACGTACAACACCGGTCATCGCTCCATCAAGGTGTGCTACAACACTTTTATCTACCAACAGCTTATTAACATCTTTAACAACCTCTTGTAGATGGTTGTATTTTAACATGCTGTCTATGTGGATCGGTATTGATGAAAGACTAATAAGCAGAGGTTCGTGTACTTTTTCGTTTCTTGATTTCATAGAGCCACTTGGTGTTGTTGGCATCATGATTGCGCTGTTTGCATCATCAAGCATTTTCTGTGATGCTAGTAATGTCTTATTTGTAGATCGCTCCGGATCAATCAAGGCTGGCATATACCCGCCTCTATATTCTTTACCAAACATAGTAAACGACTGTGGACTGACAACCTGAGCGTAATACCCATTAAGGTTTTTGTGAACCCTCTGAGCATCTTTAAACATTCCCTCGTTCATATCCCAAACTGACTGAACAAAATCCATGTCTTTTTGTTTAATAACACCCTTATTGATTTGTTCTGCAACAAAATTATCCCAAAGCTCTCTACCCACAAGGTTTCCATTTTCGTCAACCGATGCGAGGTTGTAACCAACTAAGAACTTGGTAAGATTGCTAATATTTCCAGTATGAAGAAGTGCTGCTATAAGGTCACCCTTTGTTGTGAATATCTCCTGACTTCCATCTGGCTTATTAAGCACTATGGGTCCAGTGTTAAAATCTTTATTCACTCCCTTTAACAAGGCACGAAGCTTCTTCATGTGTACCACTCTGTCTTCGCGGAATGTCTCTATTTGTTTTTTAACTGGTTTTAGAATGTATTTATGGAGAGAGTGATCAGTGTCACCCAGTGAAAGTTGATCTATGACTGATTCCATCCTCCTGGTCGATGCCAACATAGACAACATTCTGTGCTGAGTGAAATACTTGCCGCTTGCCCCAATCTTCGGAACAACCGGTTTAGAGTGTACCGATAGTTGCTTTTTGATTTCTTCTTTAACTTTTTCTAGCTCTAACTTTTCTCCATTCAGTGTGAACTTTTTAATTGATGACGAGTTCTGCCATACCGCGCTGATGGCGCTTGAGTAGTCATTAAACTCAGATACAGTCATGTCTTCAATCGACGTAAAACCCTTGGCGTCTATCATATTGAAGACAGAAGCTACTCTCTCATAAACTTCTGGGTTATATGCCTTCAGGCTAGAAAGATGATCTTCGGCCCTTCCTGTAACTGACTCTGATACCAAACCAAGTTTTGACAGTGATGCTCGGATCGCATTTACATAGTCATTATCTCTGGATTCGCTTTTTTTGTCTTTGTGCTTAGAAATTCTGTCTACCAAGTTATAGAACGAGTCGAGTTGTTGCTCCACTTTAACTTCTAAGTCATGCAGTACGGCGTTTCTAACTTCTATGTTTTTGTCTTCGTATGCACCAAATATGTCCCTGTTTTTGTACTTCTTTGCAGAATCGTTCCTGGCCTGGCTGGCCCTTCTTGCAGTAGATTTTGAATCTATGTTCTTAATCTGCATTCCTTGGATTGATCTTGAATATTGATCAACAAGGACTTTGGGCTTAACCGGCCTCCTTATTAGGCCAGCACCAGCCTTAGCGGCCGTCTTTGGCGACTGTTCCCACAAGATAGCTTGCTCTCTCTCAAGATATGCAATCCTGTCTTTATTATATACAGCCGCCAGCGCGTCAGCAGCAAGCTTGTCATCAGTTAATACATTTCCAGTTACATAATCATATAGGTCATCAGCATCGGCGCGTATGGCTCGATCCATAGGCGGGAGTCCAGACAGGGAATCAACCATTTCTCTTACATTAGAAAAACCTAGAAAGGCTGCTACGTTATGTGGATTTTTTCCGTTTTTTTCGTAAAGAGTTCTTGGTAAAAGTGAAGCGATTTCCTCTCCGACAGCATCAACCATCATCTTCCTGTTCATCTTACCTATAGACTGCTTTGTAAAACTATCAAGATCGGTCCCATCGGGTTTCTTTCCGTCTCTAATGCCATACATAGCAACATATCGTTTGTCTGCATGGAACTTTTTCTTGGCATCAGACAACGCAGTATTATACAGCTCTTCTGTTGTTTTGGCTCTATCACGCAACCCCTGGACCAATGCTTTTTCAAAAAGCTCTTCGTTTTGGGTTTCTCTTGCTTTATTGCCAGCTCTTGCAAACTCTTCAGCTTCAGATCCCTTCAGGTTATAAAACTCTGGTGAAGCAACCATGTCCATACCATCGCCAGACAGCTTGTTAATAGTAGAGTCTAGTGTAAACAGTCGGTCAAAAACACCTGCCATCTCATCGTCGATAGTAACGTCAAGAGATTTAAGGTTTCCAGCATGATACAAAATGAAATATTTAAACCTGTTGTATGCACCCCTTAGTTTATCAGGGAATGATTTACCTTGTCCTATTCTTTTGTTAAACCCGTTAGCAAACTTTTCGTGGTACGGTGTTATAACAGCCCATCTGAAGTCTTCGTGAATGTCCTCAAATGCTTTCGAGGCAGAAGACTCAAGGTAGTCCGCTCCACCTTTGCTCACGATGATATCAAGTGCCTGTCTTGCTTGATCTGCAAGTTTTCTAGCACCCTTGTTCCCAGGATTCTTTGCTGAGTCTTTATCAAGTCTTTCTGCAAGGTCTTGTATTTCTCGTACAGCCTTTTTGTGGTTTTGTTTTACAAAAAAAGCAGTTGTAGACTCGAAGTCTTTCATAAACTGCTTTTGCTCTTCTGTTTTTTCGGACAATCCAGACACGTGAGCATAGTCTGACATCATCTCATTTAAAAATAAGTGTCCTGATTCATGGGTTATTGTAGTGGCATTTGCTTTCTTTCCGAGCACTATACTCGGTATGTTGTTGGTGTATTTTATAGCACCATAGTCACCAACAGCTACAGAATCCTTATCCTCAGCAGAGAAGGTCACGGCAGAACCGTTATACAATTCTGTTATAGATTTTCCAGTTATCCTGGATCTTGTTTCTGCTCTCATCTGGTATGTCTGAGCCATGTCTTCGATAAACTGGCTATCGAACTTTCCAAATTTTCCAAGCTCTGTTCTTACCGCGTTTCCTATTACTGCCGCTTGTCTCTTTGTTTCACTTCCTTCGAGTTCATCTTTTCTTAGCTTTATAGCAGTATTTATCTCTTCCGTTAGTTTTTTGCTCTCTTCCACTGTTAAATAACCGCGCCCAAGTGAAGCGTTGTTAATCAAGAAGTCTCCAATTTCGCTTCCAGCTGCTGCGTTTATATACTCACCAGCATTCACCATCATCTTCTCGCCACGCTCTTTAGCGTTGTCGTATAACGAGCCATCATCGCCAGCTAACTGAGCAGCTACAGCTCTTGGATCTAATTTCTGCTTAAGCGCAAACTCATCAAGGGCGTTTACATCAAGGAAGAACTGATCTCCATCATCTTGGAACATTATGTTAGTTGCTTCTTTTGCAAGCTCTGGATTAGCTTGAGCAATCTTTGATTCTTTTCTGTCATTTACTAGTTCTCTAAGTACTTCGGCTCGTTTTTGCGAATCAACGATTCTCTTGTGGTCAGCGACTATAGAAGTTCCAGCAGACAAAAGACCAAACGTAAGAGCAGAACCAACGGCAGCGTCCAAACCCTCTCTGGTAGCACTACTTAGTTCGTCACTTACTTTCATTTCAGGAAATTCACCACCCTGAATTGATCTGGCAGTAGCAGTTCCTGTTGATCCAACGAGAGCTTGTAAAAACTCTTCGATGCCCTCAGTGGCACCGCCAGCCGCTATCTTCTTAGATGCATCAACAAGGGCTTGTTTTGTAGTTGGTGTTGCTAGTGCCTTTTTAACCAAAGCACTCATGCTTTCACCGCCGTAAGACGCCGCTAGTTTCTTAAAAGATGACGACAGCAAGCCACTTATAAGAAAATCGCTTCCGGTCTCAATGGCTGCGTTTATTGTTCCAACTCCAGCAGACACATCGTAAGCGGTCTGATGATCTATGCCACCAAGCCTAAGATCATTGTATGCTGATCCGGTCTCTGTCTCGTATGTCTTATAAAACGTCATTGCGGCTATACCAGCCGATGTAACTCTCTCCGCAGCTACAGCACCACCTGGACCGCCAAAAAATAATCCTCCACTAGCAGCACCAGCTCTAGCAAGAGATCCACCTATAGCCGAAAGTCCTGCTTGACCAAGTGTTTGTCCAGCCGTCTTTGCAAAATAATCAAGACTGCTTAATCCAGGTCTTTTCTCAAGGTATGCACTCTCAGATTCCAGCTCTGATAGCCTCTTTAGCTCTATGGGGTTCAAATACCCCTTATCTCTTTGGGATTTATACAGTAAACTTTTTTCGTTCTGGTTATATCCACTAGACAATGCTGCTTTAAGGGTCCCCAGTGAATGTTCAACCTTACCCCAAGTTGAAAGTTCTGGTGCGAACACTGGATATCTGTAGGCATTCTGTTGCATCCAAGAAGATAACTTTGGAGAACTCTTAACAAATGCATCTGGATCAAAGTCTTTTTTTGCTGCCTCTGCCTTTACGAAGTCAAAATTGTTATCTACGAAATCTTCCGGTACACCTATTTTTTTTGACAGATGGATTACTTGCCCCGCCCTGTCAGACGGCATAGATCCTAGTGTTTCTGATATTCCCTGAAATGCATTTGGGGAATATCCTGTATTTCCAAATGGATTCACTTCAAGTTCTGTGTCTTGCCTAGATTGAGGTAAGAACGGGTTTATTTCGCCATCGCTCATGGTTGTACTTTCTTAACTGCCTTGTTAATATAATCCAACACTTCCTGCTCGTTCTTGTAATTACCCAGTTCAGCCAATGCAGCCGCTCTTTGTACGATCTGACGCTCGACAACTCCAGCTGATCCTGTGTTCATATTTGGATTTAAACCCATAGCCTCTTTAATTTTTCTTTCGTAGTACTTTTTATATCCAGGGTTAATCTCATCGTAAGGGATGATTGCCGCTTCTTTTTCGGACTCAGTAAGCTGTGTAAGTGTTGATTTCCTTTTGGGAGTTGACGAGAAAAGGCCCTTGTATCCAACTACAACACTTTTCTTTATGATATTATTTCTTGCTTGTTCGAACTCTTCTGGGGTTGGTTTCTTATCTTTTTTAATCCTATTCACTTCTTCACTTAGAGCATATTTTAATTTGTGTAACTCTTCTGGTTTGGTTTTCTCACCATCCGCCAAGGTCTGTCCAGATGTCAGCATACCCAGAGACCTTGCAGTTGATTCTACAAGATCGCTAGACGATTCAAAGTTATAATAAGCCTCTTTTGCTTTTGGGTCCCCGGTCTTCAGTCGTTGAGCAGCAACCCATTTGTTTTTTATTTCCGTCCAGTCTCTCTCCGAAAGTTTAGGTCTTGCGTCGTTGTAAAGTTCTTCAAGCTTCATACCCTTCATGTCGTCACTCTTCATGCCTAGGTATTTAATATATGTTGCTGAGTCTGTTTCTTTTGGAAAACCCTTGATGGCTTCTACTACTGCTTTTCTCTCGGTTGGACTTAACTCAATCCAATCGTTTGTACTCATAGCCCCAAGACCACGAGGGTCTGACTGCACCTTAACTAACGTATCTTGAACAAACTTCTCATGAGCAAGTCTGGCAGAGTCATCCTTTAGTCTGAACTCAGCTTGAATCTGCGCGTCGGCGAGCCTACGTTCTTCTGGGCTTAGGTTCTGATTTTTCATCCACTCCCTAGCGTCTGCAAGACTTTCAAACCTATTTGCTGCCTCATCAGCAGTCCTTTGTGCAACTCCAAGAGTAGATCCAGTATCTAGTTTTTCTTTCCACTTGGCATAACTATCAGCATCCATTTGGTTTTTCACTGACTCTAAATACCCAGATGCAGTTTTGTCCTGCTGTTCTGCCACCATCTGATGGAGAACCCCATCATGAAGCTCTGTGTTGCTCTTCAGTACAAGATTTGATTTTTCCTCATCACTAACGCCGTTAATTTCAGCAAGCCTTTCGATTGCAGCAATTCTTTGTTTTTGTGCTGTGGCTATTTTTCCGCTTGTCCTGTAGTTAAGGGCAGCGTCGTTGCCAA